CCTACTTGCATGAAAAAATATTATACTGTATAGATCGACACTAACGGTTAACAGCCTGCGATGAGACATATGAGTATATTGGTAGAACCTGAACTAGGCGTGGCGATTCCTGACGAGTCCCCGTTTGTAGATCTAAGCCAACGCACAGACGCAGCTAGTAAAACTGCCAAGGAACTTGCTGACCATGGGTTAGATGTAGAACCTACCAAGGAGGACAAGGATACTGCAGCTAAACTAGTTACGGCATATGCAGATAACCCTGAGACTACCTCTAAAAAAGTTACTGATAAGAAGATAGCGACACTTACACCCGCTTCTTTGATCCTCACAAACAACATCCTTAAAGAGTTTGGACAGTCTGTAGTACAAAGTTCGCTGCACATACGCCATCTTGTTACCAATAAACTGCTTTTAGAGACCGAGAACCCAGATCCTCGTGTACGTATGCGTGCATTAGAGCTGCTAGGTAAGATATCTGACGTTGGATTGTTCGCAGAGAAGTCCGAAGTGACCATAACTCACCAGTCCACGGACGATCTGAGGGCCAAGCTACGTGAGAAACTACAAAAACTGAATACCCCAGAAGAAAATATACAAGATGCTGTCATAATTGACGGTGAAACCTTCGATGTTGACGCTGAACTTGGGCTAAAAGAGGAAGATAAGTTTGACGATGACTGAAGCAGCGGTAGATTTCACTGAAGAAGAGGTTCAACAGATGTTGGGCAACTTGGATCAGTATACTTCAGATGAAATTGTAGAGATTGACCGCCTTGTTGACGAATTAAGCACCAGAAAAAACAATAAAGCAGCTTATAATGACCTGATTGAGTTCTGTAAGCGTATGCAGCCTGATTATATCGTCGGGAAGCACCATAGAATGCTCGCAAACATGCTTATGGACATTGCAGAGGGTAAAAAAGACCGTATTTGCGTCAATATACCCCCCAGACACGGTAAATCGCAGCTTGTTTCTATCTTCTTTCCAGCGTGGTTTCTGGGCAGGAACCCTAATAAGAAGGTTATGATGGTGTCTCACACCACTGATCTGGCGGTAGACTTTGGACGTAAAGTGCGTAACCTTATATCCACAGATGAGTACAGTTCTATATTTCCCACAGTTAAACTGGCGGTGGATTCTAAGTCTGCTGGGCGTTGGAACACTAATTCAGGAGGTGAGTATTATGCGTGTGGTATTGGTTCCTCTATTGCTGGTCGCGGTGCTGACCTCCTGCTCGTTGACGATCCCCATTCCGAACAAGATGTCATTAACGGAAATTTTGAAGTCTTTGAAAAAGCATACGAGTGGTTCACCTTCGGAGCGCGTACACGATTAATGCCGGGAGGCCGTGTAGCTATCATACAAACCAGATGGCACATGGATGACCTGACAGGACGGGTCGTGCGAGACATGGGGCAGAACGAACGGTCTGACCAGTATGATGTGGTCGAGTTTCCAGCTATACTGGACATAATAAACAAGAAAACCAAGAAGTCAGAACAGAAACCCCTGTGGCCTGAGTTCTTTGATCTGGAAGCTCTACTACGCACTAAGGCGTCTATGCCTGCGTTTCAGTGGAACGCGCAGTATCAACAAGAACCGACCGCAGAAGAAGCCGCACTTATCAAACGTGACTGGTGGGGTGTATGGAAGCACGAGCATCCACCTGAGTGTGAATACGTTATCATGTCTTTGGATGCGGCAGCAGAGACACACAACCGTGCTGACTACACAGCATTGACGACATGGGGTGTGTTTTTGAATGAGGAAGAGGACAATTATAATATTATATTGCTAAATAGCATAAAAAAGCGTATGGAATTTCCAGAGCTTAAGCAGCTTGCCATGGAAGAATATGAAGACTGGGAGCCAGACGCGTTTATCGTTGAGAAGAAAAGTTCTGGCGTGGCTCTGTATCAGGAGATGCGCAGGTCAGGATTGCCTGTACAGGAATACACCCCACATAGAGGTTCAGGAGACAAGTTGGCCCGTCTAAACTCTGTATCTGATATCGTAGCATCGGGCTTATGCTGGGTTCCAGAGACCCGCTGGGCAGAAGAAGTGGTGGAAGAGATTGCAGGATTCCCGTTTATGAGCCATGATGACCTAGTTGATTCAACAGTTATGGCCCTTATGCGATTCCGCCAAGGGGGCTTTATACGTCTACCTAGTGATGAACCTGAAGAACAACGATACTTTAAGCGACGCGGCAGCGGATACTATTAGGGGTTAATATTATGGCGATTGAAAAAGGGTTATACCAAGCTCCAGCAGGTATGGATGAAGAGATGCCAGAAGGTGATATGCCACAGGCAGATCTGGAGATTGAGATTGTTGATCCAGAAATGGTTACACTAGATGATGGTAGTGTAGAAATAACTATTATTCCCGGTCAGGAATCAGGCGATATGCCGTTCGATGGTAACCTAGCTGAAGCGATGGAGGAAGGTGACCTTGCATCGTTAGCTGAAGAACTGATTGGCCTTATTGATTCTGACCTTGATAGCCGCAAAGAGTGGGCAGACACATTTGTAGATGGTCTGGATGTATTGGGGTTAAAGTACGAAGAGCGTACCGAGCCTTGGGAAGGCGCCTGCGGTGTGTACTCTACAGTGCTAGCAGAAGCAGCCATCAGGTTCCAAGCTGAGACTATGAGCGAGACATTCCCTGCGCTTGGCCCAGTAAAAACAAAGATTCTAGGTGAAGAGACTAGAGAGAAGACTGAAGCCGCAGCCCGCGTCAAAGCCGACATGAACTTTGAGCTTACCGAGAATATGGTAGAGTACCGCCCAGAGCATGAGCGTATGTTATATAGCTTGGGACTAGGTGGGTCGGCGTTTAAGAAGGTATACCATGACCCCAACATAGGGCGTCAGGTTGCGTTGTTTATACCCGCAGAAGATTGTATCGTGCCGTACAGCGCGTCACATATTGAGACTGCGGAGCGTGTCACGCATGTTATGCGTAAGACAAAGAACGAGCTTAAGAAGTTACAGGCTAGTGAGTTCTACCGTGACGTGGATCTTAATGAGCCAGAGCCTTACCACTCTGATATTGAGATACGTAAGGCTGAAGAGGGTGGTTACTCTCTGACTGATGATGATCGGTATGCACTGTACGAAGTACATGCTGACCTTGTAGTTGAAGGGTTTGATGATTTTGAAGAAGAGATCGGCAAGCCATATGTTGTTACTATAGAGCGTGGGTCAGGGGAAGTTCTTGCAATTAGACGTAACTGGAACCCTGAAGACCCACTCAAACTGAAGCGCCAGCACTTTGTACATTACCCATATGTACCGGGATTTGGCTTTTATGGTCTTGGGCTTGTCCACATTATTGGTGGATACGCACGAGCAGGAACCTCCTTGATACGTCAACTTGTCGATGCCGGTACGCTCGCTAATTTGCCCGGTGGACTAAAGTCCCGTGGCTTGCGTATCAAGGGGGATGACTCTCCGATTGAGCCGGGAGAGTTTAAAGATGTGGATGTGCCGTCAGGTAGTATCCGTGACAACATCATGCCCCTACCGTACAAGGAACCATCTCAGACACTTCTAGCTTTGCTAGATAAGATTACTAACGAAGGCCGCAGACTGGGCGCTATTAGCGACATGAACATATCTGATATGTCAGCTAATGCTCCGGTAGGCACAACGCTGGCGCTCTTGGAGCGTACACTAAAGCCAATGGCTGCAGTACAAGCCCGTGTTCATTATGCTATGAAGCAGGAGTTCAAGCTCCTTAAAGCTTTAATGGCAGAATACGCGCCAGCAGAGTATGCGTATCAGCCTGTTAGGGGGGAAGTATCTGCCCGTCAGTCTGACTATACGATGGTGGATGTTATTCCCGTTAGTGATCCTAACAGTTCTACCATGGCACAGCGGGTTGTTCAGTATCAGGCTGTTCTGCAGATGTCATCTCAGGCACCGCAGATTTACGACCTACCACAATTACACAGACAGATGATCGAAGTTCTTGGAGTAAAGAACGCAGACAAACTTGTTCCTATAAAGGACGATATGAAGCCTGCAGATCCTGTCAGTGAGAACATGAACGCACTTATTGGTAAACCTATGAAGGCGTTTATCTACCAAGACCATGAGGCACACATCGGCGCCCATATGGCGTTTATGCAAGATCCATCGGTTATGGGTTCTATTGGACAAAATCCACAAGCACAACAGATCATGGCATCCCTGCAAGCCCACATCGCAGAGCATCTTGGGTTCAAATACCGCAAAGATATTGAAGAAAAACTTGGTGCGCCACTACCAGCACCAAACGAAGAGCTTCCAGAAGAGATCGAAGTGCAGCTTGCACGGGTTGTTTCCGAGGCTGGCAAGCAGCTTACACAGGCAAACCAGCAAGAAGCCGCACAGAAACAGGCACAGCAGCAACAGCAAGATCCTATGTTCCAGCTTCAACAACAAGAGCTGCAGATCAAAGGACAAGAAGTGCAGCGTAAGACTCAGAAAGACGCTGCTGATATGCAGATCAAACAAGAAGAGCAGAAACGCAAACTTACTAAAGATATGGCAGATGTCAAACTTGAAGAAGAGCGACTACAGCTTGAAAAGATTGAGGTAGGTATTGACGCTAAAAAAGCTGGTGTAAAGATGCGGGCAGATAAACGCTCTGAGCAAAATAAAATGGACTTGGAAGTAATTAAATTAGCTGATGCTAAGAAAGATTAACTATGGCTAAAACCGTCCTTGACGTGCTTAACGATAGAATTAACGAGGATAAAACCTCTGCACTAGAGTTTATCGGTGCTGGTGGAGCTAAAGATTTCCCTCAGTACAAAGAAGCAACAGGTTTCATTCGAGGTCTAGAAACTTGCCTTAACTACGTAAACGACCTCTCGCGCAATCAAATGG